GTACTCGAATGCCTTGGCTGCGGCGAACTTGGCCGCTGCCCAGGCAAACTCCAGCCCCTTGATCAGGTTTCCCAGATAGCCAACGGCCATCGCGGCGCCCTCAATAGCACGTAATACAACGCCCTTGAAGCCGCCGCTCTCCGCCGCGGCGTCGGCAAAGCGCTGGGCAACGACCTTGATATAGGGCGCGAGCTGCACAGTAAGCGTGGTGGCCACGCCCTTCACGGCCTGGCCGGCCTCGAACAGGGCGTCGTTGGCCGCCTCGATCTTGGCCGCGTCTACCCGGTTGAGCGCGAGGCCGTAGGCCTCGGCCCGTTTCGTGGCTTCGTTTATGGCCTCCGAGCCGGCGTCGATGAGCCCGATGAGCTGGCGCGATTCGTCACCCATGAGCGCCGACATGGCCGCCATTTGCTGGCCGCGGTCGTTCAGGCCGCGGATCGCCTCGGCGTACTTCAGGAACAACTGGTCCGGGCTCAGCGCCGCGAGCTGTTGGGTATCGAGCTGCAGCTTCTTGAGCCACTGGGCCGCCGCGCCGCCGCCGGTGGCATTGAACTCGCCAAGGCGCTTGGTGGCCTTGACCAGCGCCTCGTCCAGGGCGCCGACACCGGCACTGGTGTAGAGCTGCGTGGCGTGATGCAGTCCAGCCAGACTTTTCGTGGTAACACCGAGCTGGTCCGATTTCTTGGCGAGCGCGTCTACGGCATCAAGAGACGATTTGACAAGTGCCCCAACTCCGCCTACGCCAATCGCTACGCCGATGGCGCCCTTGAAGCTCATTACGGACCGTGTGACTTTTGCCATTGAGGCCTGTACCGACTTGAACGCCGCCTTCGTTCTGTCGGAAGCTCGGATGACGATTTTCGTCTCTGCCATACCAGCCTATGACCTTCGTTGTGTTTTCGTTTTTCCGTTTCGGTTGTATGGTTTTGCGACCATCAACCACCTACGGAGGGGTTTGCCATGGCACTCATCAAATGTCCTGAATGCAGTAAGGAAGTCTCCAGCACCGCGGTAGCATGCCCCAACTGCGGCGCGCCCATCGCTGGCGGCCAGGAGGCGCAGGCCGCGGGCGCAGCGCTCACCACCACCCAGCAGACCAGCAAACGCCTGAAACTCCACTATATTGGGGCTTCATTCGTTTTTCTGATCGGCATTGTTTGGCTGTTTACTGGCCTGAGCGCTGCCGGTGACAACCCGGGTGTTGAGATTGATCACAGCACACCGGCAATGGTGACAACGGCTGGCCTGGCGTGGTTCCTGATCACCAAATTCAGGATTTGGTGGCATCACAAGTGACGGCTCCAGCGATGATTTGCATTGCCTGCAGGTAGGCGGCCGGCTGGTCCATCAGGCCGCCGGCCACCAGCAGGTGGCGGTTGTCGTAGTGCCGGTACAGGTCAAGCAGCAGGTGGCTGCGCTCGGTGACCATCGGTTTGGGGCAGATCCGGGACTCCAACACGCCCGGGATCCGCCATTTATCGAACGGCGCCGGATTGTCTTCGTTGCAGTGCCGGCCCCACTTACAATGCTCGCAGTCGAATTCGGCTGCGTTGCGCGCGACCTCGACTGCGATCAGGAGTTTTTTTCCTCGTCCTCAGCAAGGAAGCTCATGTTGACCAGCTCGCCGGCCAGTTCCTGGCCGATGGCCCAGGGCAGATAGCGGAAGTTTGCGATGCTGAACTTCAGCGGCTTGTCGTTCTCGTCGAGCACGTTTTCCCAGTCCGCCAGGCCAACGCGCAGTGCATGCTCGATGCCACGTGCCGTGAGGATGAGGTTGCCTTCAGAGTCCGTCGTGCGCCCTTCGAAGACCATATCGAGATCGGCGCGGTTGAGCGGCTTGAGCTTGAAGCGCGCCGGATCCTCGCTGCCTTCCTCGGAGACCGGCGTATACCAGGTTGGCGCGAGACCGCGCCAGGCTTTGATGGCCATGGATGTTCCTCAGCTGAAGACGATAGAGACTTCGTCGTCGGTGGTCGATTCGTGGGCACCGAAACCAATCTCGAGCGTGCGCACGCCGTCGCGATCGGCCGGCGAGAGTTCGCGGTAGCTGATGGCCGGCATCGAGATGGCGAACCGGTTGTACTGGGTGCTGCCGATGGTGCCGGTGGTCAGTGCCATACTGGCGCCGGTGCGCCATTCGTTCTCGAAGGCCTTGGTAGCCACCAGCTGGTGCTCTGGATCGAACGAGCCGTTCACGTCGCGGGCGGTGATCTGCACGGCGCTGAAGCCGTCAGCGCTGTTCACATCCGGTGGCGTGGCGATGGTGTTGGACAGATCGAAGTCCAGCTTGGAGATCACCGCCGCGTAGCCGCCGATGTCGAAGGCCGCGCCGATAAACGGCGCCGGCACGGTGCTGTCGTAGCTCGGGGTCGGCAGGGCCACGTCGGTCGGCGTATTGGAATGGCCGGTGAAGGTGAAGCTGGCCTTGGCCGGCGCGCCGCCTTCCAACGAAAACTGCACGTTGCCACGACAGCCGGTGAGCACGACCAGCTGGCCGTCCTGGTAGTAGTAGAGCGTCAGGCTGTCGTGGTTCTGGGAGGCCGGCCGGTAGGTGACCGTCTCGGATCCGGCCGTGGTGTCGATGGTCTCGGCCATGCCACAGCCGCGCAGCAGCACGCCAATCTCCGGAACCACGCTGGCGCTGTAGGCGGCGCCCGGGCCCTTCAGCTCAACGTCGAAGCTCACCGAGCGCAGCGTGCCGCCGAAGACCTGCTGCAGCTTGCCGATACTGGAGCGGATTGGCTGGCGCTCGTGCATGCGCGCGCCTTCGAACGACCAGTTCAGGTTTTCCACCAGCACCGCGTCGGTGTTGGCCGCCGGGGCGGCATCGGTGTTGTACGTCGTCTCGACCTTGGCCAAGAGCACTTCACGCGCCACGAGCATCGTCTTTCTCCTGTTTCGGTTGCGGTTTACCCTGGCCGCTGGCCGGCTTCAGGACCTCACGGCCGCCTTGGCGCGGCTCGACTTTCTTTCGGCGTTCGATCATCTCATTTCCCTCACGCGCTGGGGTCGGTGCGCGACCGACGGTATTTGAAGATCCAGGCTGTGCGCATCGAGGCCGCTGGCCGTTCACCCTCCCCGACCAGCATCGGCTCGTCGGCCGATCCCTCGCGCATCTCGATGACGAAGGACAGGCCCTGCTGGTAATCGGCCCACAGGGCCCGGGCGATCTCGACGCGGATCTGGTTCAGCAGGGAATCCACCTGCTGAGCCTCGGTGGCCACCAGGATGTCGATGTACACGGTGAGCTCGACGTCCAGGTACTGCATGCTCTGCAGATCGGCATCGAGCGGCACGTCCGGGCCCTGGTAGACCGCCAGTGCTGGCAGGGCGCCTGTGGCCTGTGGCGTCGCCCGGGCCCGGGTGACGTGGTTCCCGGTCGTGGCGAGCCCGGTGACGTTGGCCACCACGGCCTGCAGGATTTGTTCGGCGCGGTGATCAGCCATAGCGCTGCAGGTAGAATCGCAGCTCGCGCGAGAACAGCTCGCGGAAGCGTGGTGCCGCGATGGCATTCACGGCGTCCTCGAATGCGCGCTGTTTCATGAGAAACGGAATGCTCACCGTGCGCAGGAAGGTCACTGGCAGTCGCGGCTTGCCGACCCGCTTGAAGGCGCCGCGCTTCACGTCGCCGCCCGGGAAAAAGGCGCCCTTGATCAGCCGACGCTTGCCGCCGATGCCCTTGTAGGTCACCCCGCGCCGGGTTTGCCGTGCCTGGCGCAGATGCACCGGGATCCGCTTGCCGGTGCCGATCAGTGCCGTCTCCAGCGTGCGCCGGGTCGATCGCCGGACCCGCATGTAGCGCCGCGTGTCACGCATGTTCAGGCCCACCTTGTCGGCGATCTTGCGCACCGCGACCCGCTCGACCGTTTTCATGGCCTTGTTCAGCGCCGAATTGGCCGCCGCGCGCACGGCCTGGGTCTGCATGCCATGCAGCATCCGCTCGGCCTGACGGAAATCGGCGGTCATGTCGAAATCTAGGCCTGCAGCCACAGCTCGGTCACTCCGGTGCCGTCCGGCCGGATGTTGGTGATCCGGTACGTCGTACCGTCCACTTCAACCTGGTCGCCATGTTGCGGATCGTGCAGATCCGACGACCGGCACACCAGCCGCGGCTGGCGCCCCTCGAGACCGACGCCACTGACGTCATCGTATTCGTAGTAGGCAATGTCGAAGATCCCGGTCAGCGCATAGCGCATGCCGACGGTCGGCGTGATGCGCACGGCCACGCCGAAGTCGTCGAGCATGTCGGCAATGTCGCTGACCAGGTCCACGGATTACTTGCCGGCCTCGCCGCCCTTGCCGGTAGCCGGCTCTTTCACGGGCTCGTGCTTCTCGCCTTCCTTGGCCACGTGGGCCTTGCCGATCCCGCACAGTAACGCGGCGGTATTGGCATCGACGGGGACCTTGCTGCCCTGGCGCACAGTCTCGCCCTCGATGATGCACGTCCGGTCCAGCTTGATTTCGACGGTTTTCTTTTCTGCCATGATTTGCTCTCCTGAAAAAGACGACGGCGGGCGTGAGGCCCGCCGTCAGGGAACGCCCGGATCAGACGTCGCGGGCGTCGAGGATGGCCGCAAAGGACTGCGGATGCCGGACCATGATGTCGACCATCATGATGCTGGTCACCTCGATCAGGCCCTGCTTCTTCAGCGCATACGGATCGGTGATCAGCTCGATCACGCCCCACTCACCGATGAGCAAATCGTTCCAGTTGCCGAACAGGATGGCCGAGCAGTCGTTGTTGACGCCCTTGGTCAGGTTGCTGGGCACCTGGTTGGAGACCGCGGCGTTGTAGCCATTCAGCTCGCCGAAGCCTGCCTCGCCACCCATGCGATCCCCCCACACGAACTGGGCCGTGCCGGTGGCCTTCTCGGTGCGCTTGAGCTTGCCGCGCATGATCGCGTTGGTCAGGTAGGCGAGCGTGCCGACGTCGGCGTTGTCGAT